AACAGTTCTTGAATCAATATCAAAAGGATCTGAGGTTAATCTAGAAACATCCGTTGGTAAAGAAGGATTAAAGAAAAGTGCAGAACCATTTCCAACAAAATCTGCTCTATACAGTTTGAACTTAAGATCTTCATATTGACTTGGATCCCAAGTAGAAGCATTTTGTGATTTGAATAGAGATCCTAGCAGAGGTTGGGTGGAAACTAAAACTTGAGTGCTTTCATTGTCTATAGTTTGAACATCAAATTCACCAAGCCTTGAAATCCAAACAGTATATTCTGTAGAATCAGAGAGAAGAACTAATGCATATTCTTTTTGCGACTCTAAGTAAACTGGAGCCTCAAATTGAATAGTGGTTGGTACTGATGCATCCTCTGAGGTTTGAATTTGATCTGGATAAACTGATACATTAGTAAAAGGTATTATTTTTTTAGTTGGAATACCTAAATTAACTTCACTAATGTAAAATTCCACTGGGAGGGTAGTATCTTTTGTTCTGAAGAATACATCGACCTTAGTTGCAAAAATTCCAGTAGCATCACTAACAATAAATGATTGTGCAAGAGGGTCTCTATATCCAGTAGTTGTAGAAACATTAGCATTGACTACATCAACGCTAGTGATACTGGAAGTAGTTGTACTTGATGCTGTTGCTGTGGCAGAATCTGAAGTGGATGATGTGAGTGTTCTAGTTTCTGTAAAATCTTCAAAACTAGTTCTTGCATTTCTGAGAGAAAGAGTAACTTCTTGGGTATTATCAATATCACCTTGAGAATAGAAAATTTCTTCGGCAACAGTAGTTACAACACCAGGAATTTTTGAATTAGAAGAACTGCTAGTTAATCTAAATACCGATCTTCCAGTTTCAAATATTGGATTATTTGAAATACTTCCATCTGGAACAAAGAAAGATCCAATAAGAACTCCTTGGTAATCAGTAATTAATCTATTTTCAGTAATTATAGCTTCAGCACCACTTGTTTGACCTCTTAGTATCATACCCGGTTGAATATTACCAGAATATTGAGGTTGAGTATCGTTCTGTAAACTAAAGGTGTCGATATTTAAAGTAGTGCTAGTTGATGAATAAATTGCTGGAACAGTATTGTTTCTATCGTAAGGACTATTTGCATAAACCACTGTTGGTGCATCATATGGACCATATTTGTGGTTTGAAACTGCAACTCTGAAAGAAATTGACGTTGAAGAACTTATATCAGATCTATCTTCTAAAGAAGTTTTTTCTGTTACTGGCATCACTCCAATAACATCTTCACCAACTAAGAAAGTTCCGGAAGTCATGGAAATTTCTAATAGTTTTGGTACGCAATAAAGATTGACATCTACATCATCAAAAAATGCAAATACTTGTGTATTTGGTTTCAATCTAGATGCATTGAATTCAATATTTCTGGAGCGTTGGAATGTGATGATATCACGGCTTACGACTCTATCACCTAGAGATTCCGTGTCTATCTGTTCATGAACTGTTCTTCTTTCACCAGTTCTTTGTTGGTCCAAGTTAGTAGTTAAACTTACAGATCCAGATATTTCTAAATCTGTTGTTTGAGTGACTGATGTAGTAACATCTCTTGTTGTCAAACTTGTAGTAGTAGTTTCAGTTGGAATTCCTCTACCACTTTCAAATCCACCAGTATCAATAGTTGTGCTTGAATTTACTGTATTTAAATCCGAAAAACTTGTATCTGAAGAAGATGATGTATTTAATGAGGCATCAAGATCTAAACGTATGTCTTGCGTTATACCTGTAGTTTCCCATGAGTTCCAAATAACTGGACTAATTCCAAGACGAGAACCATCTGCAGTTGTTGTAACTTCAGCTCTCATTGCTTCTGCTACACCGAGGAAGCTACCTTCCATCTGCACATCCTTAAGTTCGAGACGATTAACGTCAATCCATACATCAGTATCTGGTTCTAGTTTGATGCTTCCACTCCACAGTTGAACCAAGAAAGGAGTTACATTTTCTACTCTTGTTGCATATGGCTGTTCTAACCAAGAAACATCATTATAGTCGAGTGTTATGACACTTCCAGATCTTTTGATGTTTGTACCAACAATGTCATTAACAAATCTTTGATCTTGATTTTGTACACTTGTTGATGCTAAACCAACTATTGAACTTGATCCAACTTCCAAAGAAAGTTGAGTTGTATAATGCGAAGGTCTTAGCTGACCATTTTTAAGGTCAACACTATTCCTTACGCCAACTTTATTGTCTTGCGTTCCTACAGAAGAGAAGTTATCAATAAAGAATCCAGATTTGAATCTATTTTGGCCATTAGAATCTGAAATAAACAAGTTGGAAGTATTAGTTTCGAGTAAAGAAAGTGAAGTATAATATTCAAGATTCTTAATTCTGTTCTCAAGTTTAAAGATATCATTCATTTGATATCTTTTGTGCTCAACATGATCTATTTTTACATTCTTTGTATTATAAACATAAGGAGGAATTGCAATATTTGCTATGTTCAATGCGCCAGAAACTTCCTCTGGAATTTGCGGCGTATCTGAAGGAGCACCATATTTTACTTGGAAAACACCATCCTTCGTTAGATAAATTCTATCTATTCTTGGTAAGTAGTAACTAAATGAAATGGTTTCTGATTCATCTGATGCTAAAATGAATTTAGAGCTGTGGTTTCCATTTGTAAAACTTCTACCATCAAATTCAAATGGAGATCTTGCTCCTTCGGAAACTGTGTAATTATTAACTCTGGGTCTAACATCAATAATATCGGTATTTCTAAATCCACTAATTGAAGAAATTTCAGAACCATAATTAAAAGAATCGTAAGAATTTGCTACAGTAATATCACCATCATCCGAAGAGTCATAATACCCGTAAGAAAATACTACTTTTAACTTTTTCGAAGGTTCTTTTTTATTTGATAATCTTCTTATACTTGAATAATCGTAATGAGTAAGTTTTTGTCCTTTATCTAAGACAAAATTATTGGATATATTTTTACTTCCCAGAGATATTATAGAAACTATCCCATTTACACCGGACTCACTGAAACTAATATTTTCACGTTCTTGGAAAGTTGCCGAATTTAAGTAAACGAAGGAAATTTGACCACTATTAATCCTTTCTGCATATAGACCCTTCGCACCAGATATAGATCCTATAAATGTTTCACCTATGATTAGATCATCTGTTTTAGATGTTGGACCATCCATTGATGCAATGGTAATCTTTGATAATGTAGGATCTGATGTATCATTGGATTCAGATATTCCATAAACATCAATTACATCTGGAACATTCAAACAAATTCTTTCATCTTGAACTCTGGTTCCTATTGGATAATTACCATATGTCAAACCATCATTTACTGTTGTTGAACCAGTTCCAGAATAATCATACTTTGATTTATCTACAATAAGAGTGCTTATTCTCTGCTTTCTTTTCGTTTTTGCAGTTACATTAGATTTTCTAAGTGTAGTTATTAGCTTTCCAGAAGTATTTGAACCAAGTCCATTTATTGTAAGTTGATTAGAACCGGCACTGAATTGGAATTTATCCTGGGTTAAAACCTCAGTACTTCCATCAGATCTTGTTAATACGTATCTTTCTTCATCAAATGGTAAGAAAACTTCATCAGTTCCTGATTGAATAGTATTAGTAGAATTATCGGTGATAGTGACATCATATTGTTTTCTTACTATGATGCTAGAACCAGTTAGATCTACAGATTCAACATTTATTTTTGGTAAAGGTTGGAATAAACTTGATTCTACAACATTATTTGATTTTTGTAGGTATGAGCTCACTAATGTGAGATCATTGACCGTTATTTGAGATTGTGGCAATCCACCATCACAAATTCCAGTAACAGTTGTTATACCAGAAACTATAATTGAGTTTGTAAAAATTTGATTAACTTTTGCAAATGACTTTACTGAAAACTCGGGTCTTGTATATTGTAATATATTTCCAGAAGTTACAATTCCTGGGAAAGAAATTAGAGGACTTGTAATGGTACAAATTCCTGAAGATTCTGGAGTAATGGTTACATTACCAATTACTCTTGATGGAGTTTGAATAACATCTGAATTAAAAGTACTTCCTGTACCAACTATGCCATATAGAGATTTTACATCAGAAATACTATAATCAGTATAACCAGTGCTCACTCTAGTTTCTGTTGTACCATCAAAAATTAACTTTTCTCCATTAAAAAAGTTGCCAGATATTTGATATACTGTTAATGCTATTCCAGCACTAACTGGATGCTTAAGAAATGCAGTAGCGCCACTAGAATTTCCTCTGACATAAGTTGGAATAGTCAGAGTAATAGGTTCATTAATTGTTAAATCACCATATGTTTGTACGTCATATAAAGAAATATCCCAAGTATTAAGTGCTTGATTATCGAGTTCATATGAACCTGCCTCTAGAGCAAAGTCATACACTCTGGCGACACCAATTTCTTTTCCTGCAGGACTGATAGAATTAATTCCTATTCTACTATCTCTTAAGCTAATAGTAGTTGATGTGTTGATGCCTAAAGATGGAGATCCGTGGACATTATTTACTGTTAAAGTCGAACCGAAGTTAAAATTAACCGATTGGTTTTCGATGGTTCTAGTTGTTCTTGTTTTAGGAACATCTAAAAATGCAGGTGATAAAGTTTCAACTTCATATCCACGAACATATGCTTTACCGGGTGATATCTTATACACCATCAAATCTTCTGATGGTACGAGTCCACTAGATGTTTGTTGATTTTTATTGTAAATACCATCATTTCCTTCGTTGTCATTCAAACTTTCTCTTACATAAAGATTGAATGCTTTGATGTAATAATCACCGGATTCATCAAAAGTTCTTCTTGCAAGTTCATTTGATAAAAGATTATAATCTGTATTATTGTTTATTTTTATTAGGGTTCCATTTTCAACTCTTGCGAGTTCCACAAATCCCTGACTATCATACTGATCTATTGGTTTTTTATCTAGAAATGCAGATATCTTTAATCTATCTGCTCCTGGAGCAGCATAATTATTAAATCCATTCGCATTATCATTTAAATTTGGATCAACGTCTGCAGATATGATCTCTTCTACAACATTTAATCCAACCCTATAACTTGGTGTTGTTGAATATTGATCTAAAAGTAGAATTTCGTCTTTTACAGCAACAAAATAACCTCTTAAAAAGTAAATACCTTGAGTTAAAGCAAAGGCAGTCCCTTTTCCACTTGCATTTAATGCAATAGTTCTTGCAAATCCTTCATTTGATGAAATAAAAGTAGAACCAAAAGCAATTGACTCTTCTGTTATTAAATTCTCGCCGTCAACAAATTGGGAATTTGTAAAGTTATTGGAGTCAGAATCAAGTAAATCGATATATAATGTGTATACACCCCTGTCCGATTCACTTTTATTCAATACCTTTTTTACTATACCAACAACACCAGATACTTCTCCTCTTACTTTTTTTCCAATCAATTCGTTTATATAAAGATCAATTGGAATACCTAAGAAATTTTCTTCTAATTGAACATAATAAAAAGGATTGATAAAGGAAAGTGATCCAGGAATTACCTTTGCACCTTCTTTGAAAAAATGATTACCAAATTGCTCAACTTGATTTTGTAAAATAGATTGTAAAGTTGTCAGCTCTCTTGCTTGAACAGGATAACCTGGTTTAAAAAGAACTTTATAATAATTATTATCTTTACCGCCAATTACTGGTTCATTGTAGTCATCAAAATATGGAGCTACGTTGAGGTTGGTTTCTTGAGACATAATTCCTTAGAATTGCAAAATAACTTTGATATCTTCTTTTTGGTTTGTTGACCTAGTAATTGATGGTCTATTGTCAACGTAAATAACATTTCCAGAATACTTTTGGACTTCTGGTTGAGACACACCTTTAATAAATTGTTGACCCAAGTAGTATGTCCTACTATTTATTATGGTACTAATACCTGGATTACTTGAACTTCCAAATGTAGTTTGAATTGCAAGAGTTGCACTTCCACCTAAAATATTAAAAGATCCTCCACTACCAATGTCAGATGTAAATCTGTGCATTGTAAATCCATAAGTTGGTGAAGGATTTTGAGTTCCATTAGTGTTGAAACCACAATGGAATCTATCCTGCCAATACTTTAGAACTCCTGTACTTTGGTCATATGAAATAACTCTACCAAAAGCAGTAGATCCAACACCAATTGTTTGTGTAATTTGAGTATCAGCATTAAAGACGACAGAACTATAACCAATTCCAGTTAGTTTAAGAGCATAAACAGCACTTGCTTTATCAATTGTTAAAATACTATCTGAATCATAACTTAGAGGACTTTCTACAATACCAACTCTAGCAATTTGATTTCCTGTAATAAAATCTGGATTTTCTGTGTCGTTTTCAATTCTGGAATATAAAAGAACGTTATATGCACCTAGTTCTTTATAAATATCAGCACCATGACCTCCTTGAGGTGGAATAATGACATTGAAAACTGCTGAAGTTGTCCCGGTTGGTACATTACCTCCAACAAGATCTAAAGTACCAAAAGTATAACCAGATCCACCATTGGAAACAGTTACACTTTCTACCTTTGAGTCATTATTAATAACAACTGTTGCTTCTGCACCAGAACCATCACCTCTGATTGGAACTCTTGTATAGGTTCTATTTGCAGTTCCTAGTCCAACACCCCTGTTTGTAATCGTTACAATCTTTAGTTGTCCACTTGTTACTGCATTGTTTCTGACTGCTGCTTCTCTAGAACTTGTCTCCCAGTCGGGAGGAACTGGCATGTAATTTGTAGAATCAAACTTTACAATGTCACTTGGACTGATTGTATAAAGATATTTCCAGATATATCCATCACCACTTGTTCCCGCTTCTCTTGGTTCTAGATCAGTGAAAGTTGGTTCATCAAGAGAAGGTCTACCTGATGGATTTTCTGGAGAAGTTCCATTCTGAAGACAAATATAAACTCTATAGTCGCTGTTAAGTACGTAATAATTTGCTGAATATAAATCTACTGCATTTGATGGTTGTGATGGATTAGTTGCACTTATATCATGACGATACATGTCATAAGTAACACCAGAAGTCCATGTAATTTTTCTAGTAACCTGTCTTACATCAGTTTTTGATATCTTTTTCAGTGCAATCATTGTATCCCAATGATTATTTTCTTGATTGAAATTATCCACTGGTGATGGTGGACTTGTA